GGGGGTTTCCGCGGTGAAGAACGCATATTAACATCTGGTGGCACACCTGTACAAATGATGTCGGACCAGTTCGGTCCCAATGGCGTCAAAAAAACAAAACGAAGTGTCAGTGAAACCAAGAAAAAATATGTTGCTTCTCGACAGGATTGGAAATGTGGTGAATGTGGACGCAAATTACCTGCCTGGTTCGAAGTCGACCACAAAATTCGTTTAGAATATGGTGGTAGTAATCACGTGGATAATTTAGTTGCTCTCTGTAGAGATTGCCACGGCAAAAAAACAACAATCGAAAACCTCTAGTAGGGGGTGCAAAGCCTAAAGATTCGCACCAGTTTACACGGTGCGAATTGAAACCCTTACCCCCCTCAACGGACAGATAAATATGGATACCCCCCCCTCAACGGACAAAATAGAAATGATCACTATATGTAGACATCAAATTAATTTAACTGAATAAATTATTTAGTTGTCGATTTACTCTCACAAATGTCGCACATTTCGCAATATCTTTGATTTTCTTCGCGCCAATATATGTCATCGATGAACGAATCCCGCCCATCACTTCTAGAATCGTATTCGCGACTTCTCCTCGATAAGGAACCCGTACTGTTTTTCCTTCACTTGCTCTATATTTCGCCACACCACCGTGATATTTATTCATCGCAGTTTCGGAACTCATCCCATAAAATATCTTATAGGTTTTTGTTTCTCCCGTTTTTTCATCTGTCTCGCATACTTTCTCTCCGCCACTTTCCTCGTGGCCTGCAAACATCGAACCGCTCATTACGAAATCCGCCCCTGCACCAAATGCTTTCGCGAAATCACCGATAACTTGGATTCCACCGTCACTGATAATATGCGCGTCCATTCCGTGTGCGGTATCGGAACATTCCATAACAGCACTGAATTGTGGCATTCCAATTCCAGTTTGTTTTCTTGTCGTACAACAACTTCCGTTTCCTAATCCGATTTTCACTATATCCACTTTTCCATCCACGACTAATGCTTGTACACCTTCTGATGTACATACATTTCCAGCAATAATTACTATATCTGGATACTTGGCTCTAACAGAGGCACAAGTTTCAATAAAACGACTCATATATCCATTTGCCACATCTAAACAGACGAATTTGGGTTGGATATGTGCCATAATACTGTCAAGTTTTTCCAAATCAGCGGGCTGAATACCACTTGTAACTGCGAAATATTCGATACCTAAACCATTATTTATTGCTGTTTGGATATCCTGGACAGTATAATATTTGTGGAGACAAGTGAGGACTTTATGGGCTTGTAATGATTTTGCCATTTCCAAGGTTCCAGTAGTGTCCATGTTAGATACAATGATTGGTACACCAGTCCAAACGAATGGGCTATATTTGAATCGAAAACTACGTTCCAAACATACTTCAGAACGCGAACTGTATTCAGTACGTTTTGGCAAAAGCAATACATCGGAAAAATCATATTTGGTGTCGTCTAGCAACTTCATTAAAAAAAACAAGTATAACAATATACTTGTTTATTTTTTGTTTTTATACTTATTATACACAGATTATTGGATAGTATAAGACATAATTATGTATTGGTAATCTGGATTGAATTTTTCAAATTCTAATAATACATCATAATCCTTAATAGATTCACGTGTCCAAACAAATCCATATTCTTCATAAAATGTCGCAGAACTTTCGAGAGAACTTAACACGATACGGACTGGTTTTGAATTGACGACAGAACCATTATATTCACTTTTAATATTATCGACAAATTCATTCAAGAGAGCAGTCGCATAACCGAGTTTTCGAAAACGGCGACTTGTGTAAACTAACAGGATATAATAAATTATTTCAGTTTCGTATTCTTTTTTCTGATAAATAATAGTTGATGGGCAATTTTCAAGAGAGAAATCAAAATCAAAACAATAAAACGCACAGTCATTTTTGGGTTCGTGTAACAATTGCGCAATATATCGTTTATGAATGACTGTTGAATATGTTACTAACAGGTCGAAAATATCGCTTTTCCATAACTGTTGCTCCTCTTCGTCGGTATTTGATAAAATGTCTTTTAAATAATAAATCATTATTGAATTGTTGGATTATTAAGTTGTTATCAAAAAAACTATAATTATTGGTCAATCAATTTTATATATTTTATATATATATTAAACATTATTATGCCATCTAGAAAAACACAAAAAGCAGGTGATATACAAAAATCCAACGTATTTAAGTATATTCGTAGTATTGGTTTTGAAATCGAATCGCAGAATTTTTTTAAATTCAGCGAACAAGATAAGGCATTTTATAATCTAGGCACAAATCGCAAAATCGTAGGTAGTCAAAACTTAAAATTACAACCAGACAACCATTCTTATGAAGTTATTGTAAATGCCGATGAAAACGATGATGAAAACAAATGTGAAGAGGAAAACCAATGTGTTCGTGTTAATGAATATTTCAGAGAAAATATAGACAATAATGAGAATTGGACATTCGAAATTACGAATGATATTAGTAATAAAACACGTTTAGCGAATCAATTACGTCGTTTCCCTGGTTGTAAATTCAATAGGAATGACCTTCGCGACCGATATGAATTATTATTATATCCAAATGGAGTTCAATCAAAACCGAAGAGCCACAATTTAGTTGTTTATTTAGAGGATTGTGGTCCAATGTATGAATCTGAATGGGTATATACTTATTATGATATTGGAAACCAAACTGATAATACAGTTTTATTCTTTTTGAAACGAACTATCGACCATTTATATCAGCATTTGAAAAAAATGGATACAACTGTCGCAAATTTACGTATTAAAAATGGAAACGAATCGATAATTGCTGGACCACCAGTTCATTTATTATATTCGGACCCAAATACTAATTTGCGATATTTTCAATATAATAGCAATAACGCATATTCTCAATATAAAAAAATGGAGATAAATTCAGATGATGCTCTATTAACAATTCAAACTACGATTAGTGCTAGTGTAGAACATATTCAAGATATTTATATTCATCTTCTTAAACCTCAAAAACAGTGGGTGGATAATGAGTTCTTATTGGACTTTGAGTATTTAACTGCTGATGCTCAAAATATTCATGATTGTGTAAAACAAATAATACTTTCATTTAACAAATCAAATCCGGAAAATAAATTAGTTGAAAGTAGAGAGAAACCGGAGAAAACTATCATTGTGAAAAAAATAAAATCGTATTTGTTTTTGATTTTGTATAAAGTATATCAGTATTTATCAAATCATCAACGAATTATGGATAAAATTGTTAATAAGACTGATGGAGAGGATGTTTATTTTAAGAATTTTATGTCATTAAATGCTCGTCATTCCACAATTTCATTATACAAACGTATTATTCGATTATTGGGAGAATATTTCGAAACTGAAAATGACCCCGACGCAAGAGGTTTTATGATTGAAGTTTTTCAAGAGATGATTTTTCAACCAGACATATTACGCAAATATCTATACAAGAAAATTAATGGTTCAACCGGATACAAAACAAAATTGGATAAGGGTGATGTGAATTATGGAGACCCTTTTTATTCTCTCCTATCTTATTTTAAACATTTTGAAGAACCAAGTGAAGACAACAATAATTTATCCAAAGGTGGAAATAAACAAAATAATAATGATGATAGAGATGATGATGAAGAATATGAAGAGGATGATGAAAAGGAAGAAGAGGAAGGCGACGAAGATAAGGAAGATGAGGAAGATGAGGAAGATGAGGGAGATGATGATTATTATAACAATGATAATGATTGGTTAGAAAAATCAAAAATCGATGTTCATACGGATGATTTGCCAATTAATAATGATGTTGTATTGGCAGAAATACGTTTATTTCCTAGAATGCTACATAATTATTTAATTGTAAAAGGTTTTCGATATGAAAAAGTGGGAGGCATTTTATTAGGAGATTTACATAACGCTTTCAAACAAATTACAACAAAGAAATATCCTAACACAAAACGAACAATAATTAAAACACGCAAAATAACGACCAAATAAATAGAATTACAATAATATGAATTGGTATAAAATTATGATATTTTAGTTTATAGACAAAAATATCACCTTCATATAATGACAACTGATATAAATATCATTGATGCTATCGAAGAAATTCCTTCATTTGAACATTTCTCTCCTGAAGAAATCATAAATTTAGAAATCGAAATTCATCAATGGATAAACAATTATATGCGAGAGAATATTTTGAAATTACCACGCCCCGATTTTATGGATACACTTGTCGATGAATTAATGGAAGATTTTTATACTCCATTATTCGATTCTGATTCAGAATCCGATGACTTCATCGATTATGACGATTTCGAATATATTATTTCCTTTTTTATTCAGAATTACTTTAAAATTAACTATCCTGATTCTATGCCTCCTCGTTATTCTCTCAAACATTGGAAACACAAGAAAACCGTGGAAGAAATCGACGCTATACGAGAGAAAATCGACTGGGTTTCCAATATTGTTCAACCTATACAACGCACACCTGAATGGTATACTATGCGATATAATCTTATTACCGCAAGCAATATTTGGAAAGCAATGGGGTCTGAAGCAAATAAGAATAGTATTATCTATGAAAAATGTCGACCTCTCATTTTATCCGATACCGAAAAAGTAAATGTATTATCCGCCACACATTGGGGTGTTCGATATGAACCAGTCACAGTTATGTTATATGAGAAATTATTCAAAACGAAAATTGGTGAATTCGGGTGTATCCAACATCCGTCGTATCCTTTTATCGGTGCCTCTCCAGATGGCATTAACATCGACCCTGAATCTCCGAAATATGGGACTATGTTGGAAATCAAAAACATCGTAAATCGAGAAATCGATGGAAATCCAAAACTAGAATATTGGATCCAAACACAGATTCAAATGGAAGTTTGTAATTTGGATGATTGTGATTTTGTTGAAACACAATTCAAAGAATACGATGATGGACAAGAAGATTTATTTTATTCAGAGAGAGATTCTCATTTATGTAATGGTGTCATTTTGTATTTTATTGAGAGAGGTTTTTCCAATGAACGACCACATTATGTTTATATGCCTCTCAGGATAGAATTGGAAAAAGGTGTTGTTGACCAATGGATAAACGAACAAAAATATTTATTGTCAAAAGATTATGTATTGTTTCGGAGGATTTATTGGTATTGTGAAGTGTTTTCTTGTGTGAATATTCGACGCAATCGAGAGTGGTTTTCGGCTGTGTTGCCCGAAGTCGAATCTGTTTGGAGAATTATTGAACATGAACGTGAGAACGGTTATGAACATCGCAAACCAAAATCAAAGAAAAACGATAATATAGTTATTGGAGATACTAATGTTGTAAATACAACAGATATCACAAAACCTGTAAGAAAAAGAATCAAACCAATGGCACCACCTCCACAATCATTATTTGATGAATTTCGAGAGGAAAACGAAACCGCTAGTATTGTAGAACGGAAAACAACTACAGCGAACACTAATTATCCGGTTGTAACAACGACATCGAATACTAACTATCCTGTTATAACGACAGCAGAAGATGCGAATTTCTTTGAAGGTGACATTTTGCGAATATAGAAAACAGGTTAAAGAAACACATATTGTTTATTCTATCTAGGAATCCTTTTGGTTAATTATACGAAATGTCTTGTCTTACTAATATGGTAAATATGGTCAAAGATTATGAAACAATGAGTTCTCTCATTCAACAAATGCCTATGTACACCAAACTAGAAAAGAAAAACAAGAAACTCAAGGATAAAGTGAAACAATTAGAATCAATGATTGATGGATATGAGAAAATTATTGATTTCCAAAATAAACGTATCCAAGAACTTTTATTATTCGGAACACAATCGACTATTCATATTCCGCAATCCATTCCTGTCCCTAATGATATAATTCATTCTGAAACAGAAGATAACAATGACGAAAATATTCATTATGAAGTCATTGATATTCCAATTACTTCTGTTGAAAAACAAACTCAAACAATTCCTGTTGAATCTAAAGAAACCAAAGAAGTCGAGGAAGTCGAGGAAGTCGAGGAAGTAGAAGAAGTTGAGGAAGTCGAGGAAGTCGAGGAAGTCGAGGAAGTAGAAGAAGTTGAGGAAGTAGAAGAAGTCGAGGAAGTAGTTGAAGAGGTTGAAGAAGTAGTTGAAGAAGTAGAAGAAGTAGTTGAAGAAGTAGTTGAAGAAGTAGAAGAAGAGGTTGAAGAAGTAGTTGAAGAAGTGGAAGAGGTTGAGGAAGTAGAAGAAGTAGAAGAAGTCGAGGAAGTGGAAGAAGTGGAAGAAGTGGAAGAAGTGGAAGAAGTGGAAGAAGTGGAAGAAGTGGAAGAAGTGGAAGAAGTGGAAGAAGTGGAAGAAGTGGAAGAAGTGGAAGAAGTGGAAGAAGTGGAAGAAGTGGAAG